GTTGCACAAGGGGACCCGAACGAGCCTTCGCTCCCGAAGGGTGGCCGGTTCTGGCGGATCGTTGTAGTCGAGAGCTCCATCCGGGGCGAACTGTACGAGTACTGAAAGGGGAGAACGATGGACAAGGCAACAGTCAAGCGGATGCAGGACGATATGGCGAAGGCCGTGGTGGACGTGGCTCAGAAGTACGGGATGCGGATCCAGAAGAACGCTGCCCGGTACTCGGACCTCGAGGTCACGCTGACCCTCGGGTTGGCTGCCATCCTGACCAAGGCGAAGCACGACTGGGAGCGGGACGCCAAGCTGCTCGGTCTCGAGCCGGGCGACTTCGGCCGGGACTTCACCGTGCGGGGCCGAACGTTCTGCATCACCGGGGTCAACCTGGGCCGGACCAAGTATCCGGTCAAGGCCTGCGAGAAGGGAACGACCAAGGCATACAAGTTCGACGCGGCCACCGTTCGTGCTGCGTTGATGAGATTGTGAGGGGAACCATGAGCGCGTCGTATGAACGGATGCTGGCCCGAATCGGGGCCGAGGAGTTCGAGTGCCGTGTGCCCTATCCGATGAAGGGCACACCGGACCGGGTGGAGAAGATGAGGCTGCACCGCACGGCGCTGGCCTTGCGACTCCGCCGGTTCCGTGAAGCTCTCGAGGCTGAGTTTGCTACCGGCGCCAGTCCGCAGGCCGATATCCTTTGGGAACGGGCTTGGGACCTGGGCCATGCTGACGGCTGGGTCAGTGTCCTCCGCTGGTACAACGAGCTCGCAATTCAGAGAGGTGAGTGATGAACTGTTTGAAGGTCAACGCAACCGACGACCTACTGTGGGTCGTTGCCGTCCTGGGCGAACTGGCTCAAGAGGGCAAGATCGGGAGAGAAGAACTGGTCAGTGCCCTGGAGACCATGTACCATGAATGAGAACCAAGTCATCGTGACCCAGCGGCTGGGCAAGATCATTGAGATAGACCCTGAGGCGCCAAGAGCCTTCGACAACTACTTCGCTCCGGACAGCAAGCGCTGGTGGCGAAACGGGGTGGCTCCTCGCCGAGATTCCTACCGGCAGCGGTGCTACGCTGCGGAGCGGGCCTTCACCAAGAAGGTCGATCACCGCACGTTCAACAGCATCCAAGAGGTCGGGGCCTACCTCCGCAACCTGATGGAGAAGCCGTTCTTCCAGCGGCGCTTCCCGCTGTTCCGTAGCTGCGTGGTCGAGTATCGGCCGGGCACGCGGACCTGCACCGGTGGGCCCAGGAAGACCGTCCGTCGGGGCGACATCATCGAGGTCACCGAGGGCCACATCACCCTGTCCACCTGGAGCATGCGTGAATCCGGGGAGATCGTGGTCATTCACGAGCTCGCCCACGCGGTGCTGCCGGGGACACATTCCCACGACCGGCGCTGGGCTCGGACCTTTGTGGAGTTCGTGAGCTGCGCCATGGGCTTCCCCATGAAGCAGGTGCTGATGGAAGAGTTCCGTCGGCAGAAGGTGCCGTTCTCGCCGGTACGCAAGGTCGTCGCCAGCGAGGAGCAGGTGCTCCGGCTCGCAGCGTCCCGCGCTCGGGCTCAGTGATTTCGACGTTGGAAGAAGGAAGGGAGTGAAACCAGGTACCAACGGATTGTTGACGGATCGGGCCAGAATCAGCGAACAAAGGCGACGGAACGTGCGTTCACCAAGGACTCGTGCCTCAATGAAGCCCGCGTTGTGTGGGCTGACTAAGCTATCTCGAGGGGAGAAAGCCATGAACTACCAGCAGCGATATCGGCAGCGTGTCCAGTCTGCCGCCAAGCCAAAGGCCGTCAACGACGGCAAACCGTGGTCGAACAAAGACGACCGTATCATCCGCGAGAACCTCAAGAAGTCCGACGTAGAGCTCGCAGCAATGCTCGGACGCACGCCACTGGCCGTGGGCCAGCACCGGTACATGATGGAGATCGGGAAGCGGGACCAGACGGAGCGTCAAGCGCCGACGGTGTTTCAGGCTCACGCCGACCGGGCCATCACCCGCATCACCTTCGAGCACGTGGCCGCCACACTGACGGTCTACTATCCGGCCGGTACACCGGACCTCGTGCTCGAGCGGGCCTTCGAGTCCGAAGGCTACGACCGGGCAGTCTACCTCCAGTGGCAGAAGGAGAAGGTCAATGTCTGAGGTACGTATCATCGAGCACAAGTGGGCACGGCAGACGCAGTGCCAGTTTCCGCCGGACTCCTGGCAGTTCAAGATGCTGGAGACGCCGGTGGACCTGGCCTTCGCCGATCCGCCCTACAACTATGGGGTCGCCTACGCCGACGATGCCACGCGGGACGAGATGCCTGAGGAAGAGTACTTCGCCTGGTGCGACAACGTAGTCTACCAGTTGAAGCACCTGACCAAGCCGGACGGCATGCTCTGGTGGCTGTGCCCAGCGGAGTATGGGCTGCGGATGTGGGAAATCCTGGCCAAGTACGGGCGGCTGCTCTACGGCAAGCCGGTCGTCTTCTACGAACGGTTCAGTCAGTACCAGAAGAAGCGGCTGACCAGCGACTACCGGCTGCTGTTCCCGGTGTGCTTCGGTCGTGATCCCCAGTTCCACGGTGATCTCATCCGGGAGCAGTCCGTTCGCCAGCAGATGGGTGACCCTCGGGCCGACCCAGCCGGTCGCGTCCCGGGACACGTGTGGCAGGTACGGCGGCTGCAAGGGACCGCGACGGCTCGCGTCTCCTGGCATCCGGCTCAACTGGCGCCGGAGCCATTGGAACGGATCATCCTGGGATGGACGGAGCCAGGGGCCACCGTGCTCGACGCCTTTGCTGGCTCGGGCTCCCTGGGCCTGGTGTGCAAGAAGCACGAACGTGATTTCATCGGAGTCGAAGGCTCCGCAACCTACTGCAAGCAACTGGAGGAGAGACTGAAATGAGAAGCATCCGGAATGAATGCCTGCCACCGTTGGACCGGGAGGAAGAGGTCGCCCTGTTCAAGAAGTATCGCAAAACCGGCGACCCGGCTGCACGTGAGAAGATCAGCCGAGCGAACTTCGCCCTGGTGATCAAGTTCGCGGGTAAGTACGCCTCCAGCGAGCTTGACGTGGACGAGCTCATCAGCCAGGGCCTGTTCAAGCTGGTCGTCTGCATTGAGAACTTCAACTGGCGGAAGGGTTACCGGTTCAGCACCTACCTGACGCGGGCGCTGGTGTTTGGCTTCCTGCGGGCACGGTCCACTGAGAAGCGGCACCAGTCGGGCCGGTTGCAGATCGACGACACCGATGAGGGCCTGTCGCTGGAGGAGGTCACCGTCGCCGACGACACCAGGGCCACGGACGAGCTACTGGCCGACCTGGAAGCGGCGCTCAAGTCCAACCGGGCGGGTCTGTGCCCGTTGGAGCTTTCGGCCGTCATGATGGCCTTCACTGGAGAAGGGGCCACGCCGACCGAGATCGGCCTGGAACTGGGCCTGAACCGGAAGCAGGTGACGGAGCTGATCGAGTCCGGTGTGGCGAAGCTGCGGGCGTCGATGGAGTGATGCCCCAGGGACCACTGGAGTCCCGATCGACCAGCAACGGGCGAACGGGCCTGCGGAGGGGCGGAAAGCCGGTATCTTTGCTATGACGGACGACCTGATCCTACTATCCTTTTGCGTCGTGACGGTTCCTGCCGGAGCCGTTCAACTGGAGCCACGAGCCATGAGACCCAGTCAAACGGACTACGGTTGAATGGGTCATGATCCCCTGCGGCAGCAGGGAAGGGGCCGTCGGAGCCGACCTCCTCCCTGCTGGCCGGATGGTGAAATGGTATCACGCCGGGGCCTTGGCTCCGGAATTGAGGGTCCGACTCCCTGCACCGGCCATTATGATACCTATGCCGAAATGGTTCGCAATCGTAGTCGTGGTGGGGCACTTCATCTGGGACACGCTGACCAACCCCTGGTTCTGGATCAGCGGACTGGCCTCGGTGGTGACCTACCTTCTTTTCTGGAGGTGAGGCATGAGTGTGACGATACAGATCAACTCGGTCAAGGCGCTGGAGCGCCTGCTCGAAGGCGAAGGCGACGAGCAGGTCACCATCAAGAAGGCCGTGCTCCTTGAGTACGAGCGCCGGCACATCATGCCGGTCATCGAGAACCGAGTCGAGGCCATCGTGGAGCAGGCCATCGCCGAGCACCTGGGTAAGTCAACCTGGCAGGGGCTTCAGTTGAAGAAGGAAGTGGCTCAGCAGGTGGAGAAGATCGCCCGCACCGAGGCCCAGAACCTCCTCTCCAGCCAGATTCGGCGGGCGGTCAACGAGGTGCGGAACGAGGCCGCGATTGACCAGATGGTCAGGGATCATCTGAATACGTTCGCCATGGTGGAAGTGAAGAGCCAGCTGGGCATCCAGATCAAGAAGAAACTGGAGGAGGCGCTCTGATGAAGACCTTTCGGGCCGAGCACATACAGAACCTGTCCAACGCCATGAGGCTGATTGCCTCCGCGAAGACCAAGCGGAACCTTCTGCTCGACGCAGAGTCCGTGGCCCAGGACGCGGCGGTTCTGTGGGCAGCGGCCTCGGAGCGTATCGCCAAGGCCAGCAACGAACTGTACCTGGCCTTGCAAATCGAGGACGAACTGAAGAAGCTGCCGCCAACCCTGATCAAGCTCAAGGTGCTTCACCGCATCGCGAGCGCGGCGGTGTGGATACCGTAGGAGGCCGTATGCAGAAGAGAGGACAACTGACCGACCGGATCAAGGCACGCTCCCGGGAGCTGCTCGGCTACGAGATGGACGTGACCGAGCTCCGGCTGATGCCCTATGTCCAGTATGTCATGTGCAACGACCAGCGGATCGACCCACGCAAGTGCAACCAGGCCGACCGCGACATCCTGTCCAAGTGGCGGAAGGCCGGGGCCGGTGGCTTGCAGATCACCAAGCAGTTCTGGGACATTATCTGCGAGATCGTGTTCCTGGGCTGCGTAGACATCGACGAGTGATGTGAGGATGGACGCCGAAAAGAAACGCAACGTCGAGCTCCGTCAGGCACAGGGCGAGATCAACCTGGCGCTGGCTGCTGCCAACCAGCGGCTGATAGACATCATCAACCAGGCCGGTGCCCTGGGCCAGGAGCAGCAACTGAAGTTCGCCAACGCGCTGATGGTCCAGTTCAACAAGCGGACGCGGGCCTACGCTGCGGCGGTGCTCGCCATCGGCGACACCTTCGAGGAGATACTGAATGACGCAAGAAAGAGTTCTGGTCGTTGAGAAGGCAACGCTGGTCGACGTCCGCCAGCCGGTTCTGTCCAACAGGAACGGCGACGCGGAGATATGGCTGGGCGTCAACATCGGGTCGGCCTTCTACGTAGACCGAGCCGAGGCCGAGCACAGCGACGCCGTGGTCCAGATCATTCCCTACGTGGTACTCAAGTGCCGGGATCGGATCGCGACGTATCGGCGAGGGAAGCAGGGCACGGAAGGCCGTCTTCACGGTCTACTGTCCATCGGTCTTGGAGGGCACGTCAACCCGGACGATGGCAACCCGGGACTGGCCTGCCTCGAGCGGTGCATGCTGCGGGAGCTGAACGAGGAAATCGACCTGTGCTGTGCCGACTACACGCGGGCGCTCCGGGGCCTGCTCTGGGACCCGCGAACGCCGGTGGGCGCTGTGCACGTGGGCATCGTGACGGTGTTCCAACTGGTCACGACGGACGTGGTGACCAGAGAGAACGGGAAGATCGTTGGCCTGGCGTTCTACACCAAGGATCAACTGATCAAGAAGCTCGATCAGTTGGAACCGTGGAGCAAGGCCGTAGTGGAGGGGCTGCTGTGAACCTGGACTTCTACAGGTGGCCGAACAAACCGTGCATCCGCTGCTCCGATCATCCCGGCTGCCACAACTATGGGTGTGGCGGGCGAAGTACAAGAAGACCTATGGCCAGCTGCGGCTCACGATGCGGCCGTGGCCAGGAAGGCACGCGACCGGTACGAACGAAAGTGGATCAGGGTCGGCGCTGCCATCTGGCTGAACGGCGGGATCAGCCTGGACACTATCGTGGAGATGCTACAAGCTGGGGTGCTGAAAAGCCTACCGAGGGACACCGTCAAGGGGAGGATCAAAGAGCGTGTTTCACAGTGCACACAGCAGCGGAAAGGGTGACCAGCCCAGGCGGGTGGTCCGGAGCAAGTGGGACGCGGGCTACCTGCGGGCCTTCGGGCGCAGGTGTCCTGCATGCAAGAAGCAGCCACAGGAAGGGTGCCCCAAGTGTGGTGGCCTCGGCTACGTGGAGCAGAAACGCAGGTGCAGGAGAAAGAGATGAGTCAGGTGAGATGTAGCGCGGCGGACGGTTGTCCGAACCAACACGTGTGCCTGCACGCCAAGCAGCATACCAAGGACAGTCGTAGTCACAGCGGGAGCCGGGCCGTGGGTTGCTGTCATCCCAACGCCAGGTGCCACCCTGTGCCGAAGGGAGAGAAGTGCATCGTGCACGGCTGCCAGAACCACAAGGGCGAAGGCGGTTTCGTCGGGGACATGTGCGGGCCGTGTCACTGTATGCTGACCACTGGCACCGTCGGCCATGGCCAGACCTTCATTCACAAGATGAGGGACGCGATGGTTCATGCTGCTCACCACCTGACCGAGCAGATCAGAGAGACAACCGGTCCGCAGATCGGGGCAACCATCTGCTCCGAACATGATCACTGCCCCGACGCCAAGACCTGCCTCCATGCCAAGTGGCACCTGGCCGGTGGCCGGGGTCATGGCTTCGGGCCGGACGAAAGCCGGGCGGTCGGGTGCAAAAACCCGCAGGCGAGGTGCGAATGACCTGGTTCTTCACAGCGGACGAGCACTACGGGCACGAGCGGATCATTGACTATTGCGACCGTCCATTCACCACGGTCGCCGAGATGAACGCCTGGCTGATCAACAGTCACAACATGTGCGTGGGGCCGGGCGACGTGACGGTACACTGCGGGGACTTCGGCTTCTTCCGCAGCTGGGCGGAGGCCCAGGAGGTGATCCAGCAGCTGAATGGGTCGCACATCTTCATCAAGGGCTCCCACGACCGGTGGCTCCCGAAGAACCACCCGATGATGTGGCGCAAAACTCTGTTGTTGCCTTCAAGCAACGAAAGAGTTTTGGTCACCGCGTGCCACTACGCCATGCGTACCTGGGAGAGGGCCCACTACGGCTCATGGCAGGTGTACGGCCACAGTCACGGCAACCTCCCTCCGCATGGCAAGCAGTGGGACGTGGGAGTGGACAACAACGGCTTCGAGCCGGTGTCATTAGGAGACCTGGAACACATCATGGCTCGCTTGGACCAGCTGCATGGGCCGGAGCATGACGAGCCGCAAGAGAATCCCAATTGAAAGGACAACGGATGAAGCAGGTAGCAATCGGGTTGCTGGCCGTCATTCTCCTGGCCGCGGCGCTGGGGTGTGCGGCCGTGTCGGAGTTGGTTACTCCGGCGACGGTGGATCAGAAGGCAGTGAACTATGCGGCCGAGGCCGGGGTCATCGACGCGAACGAGTTCGCGGGCTACGGCAATCTCTACAAGGCCAACCGGCTGAAGGACGCCGTCGACACCGCCTTTCAGGTGAAGAGCCTGTCCATCAAGCAAATGCAGGAGCGGAACGAACTGGACTACAATGCTCTGAACGAGGTGGTCACCGCCAACCGAGTAGCAGCCATGCAAAGGGAGGAGGCGCTCTTCGGGGAGAAGGGCATACTCCCTCTTGCGGCGGGTCTCCTGGGCTTTGGCGGGCTGACTGGTGCCATCGGACTGCTGCGAAAGAGGCCGGGTGACCTGACGCCGATAGAGGTGCAGCAGGCCGTGGTCGAGGCTACCGGCGAGGCCGACGCGGAAGCAGCCAACCGGGCCAGACAGTTCGCGGAGGTGGTCAAGGGCGTCCAGACCTTCCTTGATAGGCACAAGACCGACGCCATCGGGGCCGAACTGAAGGCGGCGCTGTCCGCGATGCAGTCCGGCGACACCAAGCGGGAGGTGGCTGTGATCAAGGCTGTGTGACAACAGCTGGTGTCGTGACGAGAGCCGGGGCCTTCCCCGGCTCTTTGACTTGGCGACTCCGAGTGACTTGCTTGTTTCCGGGTAGTCGAGTCACTGTAGGCGTCGCTGGGCCCAGGAGTTAAGACGCGTGACTTGACTGACTCGACGTAGGTGGTGTGAAAGATAATCGCCAGGGCTGGACGCTGTGCCTGGGCGTGTCACCCAAGGTCGAGTCAGTCGAGTCACCGGAGTCTGCCTCCCCTTAATACTATAGAAATAACCCTTTTCAGAGAGAAGAGAGAGTATATAGATTAAAGGCGCACAGTGGAAGCTGACTTCAAACCTGACTTCGGTGCTCGCTCTACCTGGGCAGGTCAAGGCGATACACTTGGAATATGAGCGATCAAACACAATACGATCGAGGTAGCAGCCAGGAGGTGGGCGGCGACATTCTACGTCGCAACGCGTCCCAGGCCAACGTCCAGCCGCCAGAAATCACGACGGCCGGACGCGGGGCGCTGGTCGCGACCAAGGTAGAGACGAGCCGGGTGGAACCGTTCACGGCCGAGAACGTTGCGGCCTTCATCCCGGAACGCAGGCCGGGGCCTGCCGGGGCACCGACGGTGTTCACGGCCGAGAAGTTCGCCATGATCCTGAACGAGATCTGCAACACCGGGGTCATGGGCCTGGCGTGCATCGCCTGCGGAATGAGCCCAAGCCACTTCCGTCGCCTGCGGGTTGAGCATGAGGACATCCAGCTGCTGACTGACGAGGCGACCGCGATCTACCACGAGCGGCTCCGGTGGGTGATTCACAATCGGGCCGTTGATGGCTGGGAGGAGCCGGTCTTCTACAAGGGCGAGGAGGTCGGCTCGGTGCACAAGTTCAGCGAGCGGCTGCTGGAGATGCAGGCGAAGCGGCACATGCCAGAGTACAGGGACAAGAGCCAGATGGACGTCAACGTCGCTGGCGGTGTGCTCGTGGTCCACGCACCGGCTATGAGCCGGGAGGAGTGGCTGCGGCAGCACGGTAAGGAGGAGCAGCCGGATGGACAGCTACCAGCGAACTGAGACCTGGCCGGTCTTCGACGCTGAGTTCGGGGCCACCTCTGGCACATCCACACCGGAGCCGTCCGAACCGATCCCGATCCCGGTGTCCGTCAAGCGCCGTCGGGAGCCCGTACCCAAGTTCCACGTAGGAGGCCAGATATGGCCGAGGCAGTCGTAGACTGGCGTGTCGACGAGGACGGTCAACTCCGTCCCTACGTGGTCACTGGTAAGGGCAGGCCGATTGCGGCTACCTGGGCACCACAGGAGGGCTCGCAGCAGGCCTTCCTTGAGTGCCAAGCGTTCGAGTGCCTGTACGAGGGGACGCGCGGGCCTGGGAAACGATTGTCGGACAATGAACAGATCCTGACCAGCCATGGTTGGAAACGAGTAGGCGACGTGGTCATGCAAGACCAACTGGTGGCTCGTGACGGCACTTACACCAGAATACAGGGAATTTTTCACTCGACGTCTGAATGCCTTTACCGGGTGACCTTTGAAGACGATGTGTCTGTCGTAGCTGACGCCGACCACCTCTGGACAGTGTACTCGAGACGCAATGGCGCACGAGATGGTGAAGTGGTCCGGTCCACGCGTGAGTTGCTTGGCTCGGACGTCAGTCAGTGGGCTATTCCCCTCCTTGACGGGCCTGCTCCTGGAAAGAAGTGGACCGGACCTGATCCCTATATCCTTGGCCTGCTCCTTGGCGATGGAACGCTGACAGGGCAGTACACCACCTTGTATACGGCGGATCAGTACATCCACGACTATGTTTGTGCCAGGGGATTTGGTGGAAGGCAATACAAGCCTGGTCTGTGGATGCTCCAGACCAGCAATGAGCAGTACCGAAAAGTTCTCGGCCGTGTGTCCAAGGAACGGAAACGTGTACCACCGGAACTGCTGGCGGCCGATCCCGAAACCAGATTGCGATTGCTTCAGGGCTTAATGGACTCGGACGGTTGTTGTGACAAGGAAGGTCGATGCGGGGCAAAGACGATCTCGCCGGACTTGGCAGATGCCTACGTCTACCTTATCCGTTCGCTCGGTGGACGATCGAGCAAACGACTACAGACATTTCCCGAGTGGGAAGAACGCAAGCCTATCTGGCGCATTGGATGCAGCCATGCAAACAAGTTCAATCCGTTTGCCATGCCTCGGAAGGCCGAGCGAGTTCGTGTGGTTCGGACGCACACAATGCGAGCGATCAGGAGCATCGAGCCGTGCGGCTCGGGGCCTGCCACTTGCTTCGCAGTGGAGCATCCTGCCCATTTGTACGTGACGAACGGCTTTGTGCTCACGCACAACACTGACACCCTGATCATGGACTTCGCTCAGCACTGCGGGCCTGATCGCCGAACGGACAAGAGCCAGCCTCAGTGGTCCGGATGGGGAGCTGAGTGGCGTGGCATCCTGTTCCGCCAGACCTTCCCGCAGCTGAGCGACGTCATCGTCAAGACCAAGAAGTGGTTCCCGCTGCTGTTCCCTGAGGCCAGGTACAACGAGAGCACGCACACGTGGGCATGGCCTACCGGCGAGACGCTGCGGTTTGCCTACGGTGCTCGTGAGGCAGATTACTGGAACTATCACGGTCACAGCTGGCCGTGGATGGCATTCGAAGAGCTCACAACCTGGAACGATCCCGGCTTCTTCCTCAAGATGCAGTCGTGCTGCCGTAGCACCGTCGTTGGCATCCCGAAGAAGCTCCGGGCCACGACCAACCCATACGGGCCGGGGCACAACTGGGTCAAGGCACGGTATCACCTGCCTCTGGCGCCGGGCCGGATCGAAGGGCCACTGATCTTCGACAAGGGTGAGGACGGCAAGCCTCTGCCCGAACGTATGGCGATCCACGGCTACCTCGACGAGAACAAGATTCTGCTGATGGCCGACCCCGAGTACAAATCCCGTATCCGTGCAGCCGCGCGGAACAAGGCCGAGCTCGCGGCCTGGATGGACGGCTCCTGGGACATCGTCGCGGGCGGCATGTTCGACGACGTGTGGGACGCGAAGCGACACGTGGTCGGCGCGTTCGATATCCCGTTCTCCTGGCGGGTCGACCGTTCGTTCGACTGGGGCAGCAGCCGACCGTTCTCAGTGGGCTGGTGGGCCGAGTCTGATGGCAGCGACATCCGGCTGAAGGACGGTCGCGTGGTGTCCACGGTACGGGGCGACCTGTTCCGGATCGGTGAGTGGTACGGGTGGACCGGCCAACCGAACGAGGGCAAGCGGATGCTCGCCACGGAGATCGCCAAGGGCATCATCGAGCGTGAGATCGCCATGGGCATTCACGACCGGTGCAAGGCGGGGCCTGCCGACGCGGCTGTGTTCAAGACCGAGAACGGGGTGTGCATCGCGAACGACCTGATGCGGGACGTGATCGTTGATGGCCAGAAGCGGCACATCCGGTTCGTGAGCAGCAACTCCGGTCCCGGGACGCGGAAGGCGGGCTGGGAGCTCATGCGGCAGCGGCTGAAGGCCATCCTGCCCGACCCGGAGCGTCAGGGGCCGAGGGAGTTCCCTGGGCTGTTCGTGTTCGATCGCTGTGAGCAGTTCCGGCGGACGGTGCCGGTGCTGCCTCGTGACGACAAGGACCTGGACGATGTAGACTCGGACACCGAGGACCACGTTGCCGACGAGTCCCGATACCGGGTCATGTTCAGTGGCAAGCGAGTCAAGGGTGGAAGGGTGGTGGGTGTATGAACCTCAAGACGTATCGCGAGAAGGCGCTTCCTCTCATTGGCCTGGCCATCGGTCCCCGGTTCGAGGCTGAGGCACGCCAGGCCCACCGAGGGGAGCGTGGGACAGACGAGCTTTGCGTGGTCGCCCAGTGGGCGGGGCCGAAGCTCGTGGGTATTTGCGGCCTGGGCCAGGAGACCTACCACTATCCGCAGAAGGGCAAGGCGGGGCCTGCTGTGTGGTTGAGCTACTTCGCTGTTCATCCCGACTACCGGGGCCGGGGCATCGGGCGGACGCTGCTGGCCAAGGCGGAGCAGATGGCCCGCGAGCAGGGCTACGAGTGGATGCTCGTAGAGACCTACACCACGTCGCACTTCTGGAACGCTCGCCAGCTGTACGCGAAGGCGGGCTACTCGCTCGTCGGCCAGGAGCATCAGACGCTGGCCTACCGCAAGCGTCTGATATGATTGTAGGAGAAAGGAGCCGGTATGAATCCGACCGCAGTACATCCGTCTTACTCACTGTTCCTGACCGACTGGGTCACGATGGCCGACTGCTATCGTGGAGAGCGGACCATCAAAGAGAAGGGCACGCTCTACCTGCCTGCCACGCCGGGTCACAACGCCGATGGCATGGAGAGCGGCCAGAAGGGCTGGACGGACTACACGGCATACAAGACCCGTGCCCGGTTCCCGGACTTTGTTGCCCAGGCGGTGGAGGCGCTGCTCGGCGTCATGCATCGCAAGCCTGCGGTGATCAAGCTCCCCAAGAAGATGGAACCGCTGCTGGAGAAAGCAACCATTCAGGGCGAGAGTCTTCAGATGCTGCTCCGGCGGATCAACACCAACCAGCTGGTTGCTGGCCGGGTCGGTCTCCTGGCCGACGTCCCCGACGAGGCACCGGCCAACGTCCTTCCCTACATTGCTATGTACGAGGCTCAGGCCATCCGGAACTGGGACGACGGCGGCGAGGCGCTGCTCGCCATGGCCATCCTGGATGAGAGCACCTACGTTCGTCAGGACATGTTCGAGTGGAACTACGTCCAGCAGCAGCGGGTGCTGCTCCTGGATGAGGGCGTCGCCAAGATGGCCGTGGTCAAGGACAACTTCAGCATGGATTCCCTGGTCGCTCCGAGCATCGCCGGACGCACGCTCGAGCGGCTACCGTTCGTCATCATCAACAGCAAGGACATCGTCGCGGACCCGGATGATCCGCCTCTCCTGGGCCTGGCTCAACTGGCCCTGGCCTGCTACCGGGGCGAGGCCGACTACCGGCAGACGCTGTTCATGCAGGGGCAGGACACGCTCGTCATCATCGGCGGAACCGGGGACGATGAGGTCCGTGCCGGCGCTGGTGCCAAGATCGAGGTCGGCACCGGTGGCGACGCCAAGTACATCGGCGTCAGCGCCCATGGGCTGAGTGAGATGCGGCAGGCGGTTGAGGCCGACCATGAGAAGGCGGCTGAGATCGGCGGCCAGCTGCTCGCAGCCTCCGACGGCAACGCGGAGTCGGGCGATGCCCTGCGGATTCGCGTGTCGGCTCGCACGAGCTCGCTGAACCAGATCGCTCTGGCCGGGGCCGAGGGGCTGAAGACCACGCTCCGCACCATGGCCGAGTGGGTCGGGGCCAACCCGGAGGAGGTTGAGGTCACGCCAAATCTGGACTTCACCGACGACACGATGGATGGGCCGACGCTGGTTTCGTTCATGACGGCCAAGAGCCTGGGAGCACCTCTCAGCAAGCGGTCGATTCACAACATCCTGCGGAAGAAGGAGCTCACCGAAATGACCTACGAGGAGGAGCTCGCCGAGATCGAGAAGGAAGCGCCGGAGCCTACCGGTGGCGGTGACGAGGAAGGCGACGACCTCGAGGAAGGCACGCCAGCCGGGGAGACCGACGAGCAGGAGAAGGAAGCCGGCAAGAAGACCGACCGGCGCACCGGGAAACCGGTGAAGGAGTGATGGAAGACCGCAGCAGCAGGGGACGCACAGCGGACGTCGTTCTATGACACGCACGAGCTACGATGAAGGCTTCCCGGGAGATCGCCCTGCTACGGGCGGCGCTGCTTGGCGCGAATACGTCTCAACAGCCAGTAGAGCCATGCTCTTCAAACCGGACCCGCACGGTGCTCTATCGTGCAGCGGGTGCGGCTTCTGGGCTCACCGTCCAGTGTGACGTCTACCGGCCGGATACCATTCATGATGAAGGGCAGTCTGGCTTGGCCACCGAGGTAGATCAGACCGGAACCTACCACTTCACCTTTGTCTCGGACGGACCTGGTTGGTTCGTCATTGTCTCGGACAGCGACGGCGGTGGAGCGGTGAAAACCTTTGACTGAGGAGGTATCTGATGAAGACGTTCGAAGTGATCTATCAGGCACCGAATGGGCAGAGCGGCGTGGCCGTTCAGATGGACGTGTACGATGCGGCTAAGGCGCTCGACGCAGCGCAGTCGCTGCCCATGACCGAGATCGGCACGACCGGCCGATACTACGGCTCCTTCCAGGCAGCCGAGGCCGGGTGGCACGTGCAGATCACCGACGCGGCGGGAGGCCGGGCCGTGAAGCACTTTGGGAAGCACTCCTTCGACGCGAATGGCGTGACCGACCTGGTCGCAGCGCTCGACGCTCACCTCACGGCGGTGGAGGCGAAGGTCGACGCAATCAAGACGCCACCGATGATAGGATAAGGAGCAGCATGACGGACAAAACGCGACAACTCGTATGGGCTTTGCTGGCTGTTCTCGGAACGGTCGGCTCGCTCGTGATGGTACTCTTCCCCGACCTGGCGACCAAGGAGGAGGCCACAACGCTGGGCACCCATGTGCCCACAATGGTACTGTCGACCATCACGGTGTTCATCACCGCCAAGGCGATCGTCGTTCGTTGGCGGAGCAAACGGAGTCAGCAGAACAAGGAGCAAGCAGATGAGAAGTCGTAAACTGGTCATCCTCGTAGCACTACTGGCCCTGCTGGGCCTGGCCTGGGGCCGAACGTTCGTGCTCATGGCAGCGGAGCCGGATGCCTGTATCCAGCAGTCGATGTCACCGTCGCTGGTGCCGTGGACCATTGACCCTTCGCTCATTCAGGGGTCGCTGCTACCGGCTATTCCCGGCGACCAGAACGGGTGGCAGGTGACCGCAGGGCGATGGGAGCGTACAGCTCGAGCGTGCGACCCAGAGGGCCATCCCTTCACCATTGAGTTCGTCTTCGGGACCGGCTCCTGCCACGGTCACCTACAATGCCGAGGCCCAGACCTGGACCGTAGTCGTGGAGAACCTACCGGTGGGCAAGCACCTGTTCGTGTTCTCGGCGACGGACACACCGGGGCCGGACTACGACGGACCCAAGACCCGGTTCGTTACAATTGCCGTAGAAGGCCTGCCCAAGACGAACGAGAAGCCTGTCCTGTTTTGAAGGGGCTGGCTTCGCTGGTTGCTGAGATGGCGATAGCATGATCGAGAACGTCAATCAGGAATGGCTGGACGCACTGCTCCGGCACCAGATTTACTCGCTCCGGGTGGCCGGGGCGATTAGGAACCGGGTTGACGAAATCCTTCTGGCCACCGAGGACGACATCGCCACGCAGATACGAGAGATGCTGCGTGGCGATGTCACCTTTACACCACAGCGGCTGAAGAAGGCCGAGAAGGCCCTGGCCAAGATCAAGGCCATGCGGAACGCGGGCTGGAACCAGGTGGACAAGGAGCTCTTTGCCCAGCTGTCTGCCTTCACGCAGGAGGAAGCCCTGTTCCTGGGCCGGGCGCTGGAGACGGTGCTGCCTGTCATCATCGAAGCGAACCTTCCGTCGCCTCAGTCGCTCCGGTCCCTGGTGAAGACGCAGCCGTTCGAAGGACGAACGATGAAGGACTGGGCCAAGACGCTGCGGGCGAATGACCTGCGGCGCATCGAAGACCAGATCAAGATCGGCCTGGTACGGGGCGAGCCTTCCGATCGCATTGCTCGCCGGATCGTAGGCTCTGCCAAGCTGAAAGGCCGGGACGGTGTCACCCAGATCACGCGACGCAATGCAGAGGCCATTACCAGGACGGCTGTCAACAGTTTCAGCAACGGTGCTCGCTCGATGTTCTTCGAGGAGAACGCGGCGCTGTTCGGTGAGGAACTGTTCGTGGCCACGCTCGACGGCCGGACGACACCGATCTGCCGGTCGTACGACGGCAAGCGGTTCAAGCTCGGCGAAGGGCCACACCCTCCGCTGCACTTCTCCTGTCGATCGCTCCGGGTGGCGGCCATCGGGCCGGAGGCTATCGGGAACCGACCGGCGAGGCCGTTCACCAAACGCACGCTCGTCCGCGAGTTCGCCAAGCAGGAGGGCCTGGGCAACATCACCAGCCGGGCCAAGCTGCCACGCGGCTACAAGGGCGAGTTCGACTCGTTCGCGGGTAGGAGAATGCGTGAGATGACCCAGATCATACCAGCCAAGATCACCTATCAGGACTGGCTCTCCCGGCAAACGGCTGCCTTCCAGGACGACGTCCTGGGCCCAACACGCGGGCGGCTGTTCCGTCAAGGCGGGCTGACGCTGGACAAGTTCGTGAACCGGGCGGGCGACGAAATCCCTCTGGCTCAGCTTGCCCAGCGGGACGCCGATGCCTTCATCGCCGCTGGGCTCGATCCCGAAGCCTTCTACAGGTGATATACTTTCATGGTAGAAGTGACACGTGCCCGGATGCAAGATCAGGCTGTCAGGACGAAGCTGGTTGCCGCTGGTGCAGCAGCGCGAAGGGGCGTGCCGTCCTCTGCAAAATGCAAAGAAGCTGTCAGTGCTACTCTTCGTTGCCTCTGGAACGACCCCAACTATCGTGCTAAGATGCTGGAAGCAGCGGCCCGTGGCAGGGAAAAGGCTCGTGCAAATAGAGAACGAGGCATGGTCTCGTCAGACTAATACCTATTCCAGCATGGCTGGAGAAGGGACTGTTATGTTGAAGCTGAAGTACCAGAAAAAGGACGACATTCCGCAGGGCAGGGAAGACCTCTACATCGAAAAAGAGGGTGAGTGGCATTTCGTTGGCGTTGAGGGAATCAAGACGCAGACGGATGTGGATCGCGTCATGCTGGGGCTCTCCAAAGAGCGCGATGAGCACAAGGGGACGAAAGCAAAGCTGGCTGTGTGGGAGGGCCTGGACCGGGCCGACGTGGATGCCAAGCTCGCTCGCCTCGAGGAGCTCGAGGTGGCCGCGAAGGACAGCATCTCCAAGGCCGAGATGGACAAGAAGCTCGATGAGCTCGCCGAGGTGCGGGTGAAGAACCGCATGCTCCCGGTCGAGCGTGAGCGGGACGGTCTCAAGAAGAAGCTCGAGGAGACCGAGAAGGCGGTCGCGGCGCTGACGGCCGAGAAGAACCAGCGGATCGTGCATGACAAGATTCGCGAGGCCGCTGTGGCCGCGAAGGTCATGCCCGAAGTCATGGCCGACGTCCTGCTCCTCAGCGACAACGTCTTCGAGCTCACCGAGGACGGCAAAGGGCTCCTGACCAAGGAGAACGCCTACGGTGTCGACGCCGGGCTGACGCCGGACACCTTCTTCCAGACGCAGCAGGAGCGGCGTCCCTACTGGTGGCCGCCGAGCACCGGTGGCAACAGCAAGGGCAGCGGGAACAAGGGTGGCGGTGGCGGGGTCAATCCCTGGGCAGCCGACACCTGGAACCTCACCGAGCAGGGCAAGTACGTGAAGGAGCACGGCATGGAGAAGGCCCAGCAGATGGCCAAGATGGCCGGGGCTACGGTCGGCGGATCGAAGCCTGTTGCACGGAAGTAGACGACCTCAAGCAGCCCGCGTTGGAGGGAGACGCGGGCTGTTTTCTATAATCATGGCATGCGTCTACCTAATCCGTTCGCCCGAAGGTCGTTGCTACG